GCTCAAACTGAAAAATGAAATCCACGGACGATTTAACTTTATGCTTAAGGTACTTAGATAGACTCCAATACCCAAAACCAAGACGGTGACGAATCCAATTAAAACGACTGTTAAGGCCAAGAATAAAATCATACAATTTATCCCCAAGGAAATTTAACCAAGGTGCTAGTTTACTTATACCATCAAACAGGTCACCGTGTGTAACCAAGTAACGTAGGCCATCTAGACCTACGTGCTCGCATTGATTTACTATTTCAACTTGACCAAAGCCCATACCATATGGTATTAGTGGACGGAGAAATTCGTCGTGGTTGCCAGCTATATAAACTACTCGAGTTCCACGTTTAGCGTGACCTAGTATTCGTCTGATAGCATTGGTATGGCTTTGTTTCCATCGCCACTTGTTTTGTTGAATTTTCCAAGCGTCAATAATGTCGCCTACTAAGTAGAGGGTGTTGCAAGTGTTGTGTTTGAGAAAGTTGTTGAGTTCTTCGGCTTTACAATCGCGAGTGCCGAAGTGTATGTCTGAAATAAAAATTGAGCGATAAGTCTTGGCTTTCATAACCATATTTATCGAAACACTCTATTGTATGATGTTACAGAATTATTACTCAACAATACCTTTTTGATATTTTTGAATTCGCACTAGATCCAGTGGTGGGTTACAGCTAGGTATACGTTGATATTTTTTATAGTATTCTAACAGTAGATCTAGTTCAGCAGTCTTACAATAACTAGGATGCATGGGCAAATATGCTTGATACACATGATCAATTTGATGCTTACCAAAGTTTTCTTTGAATGCTGTCCCACACCCATATGGACTCAATCGGGGATTTCTTACAGTACCTTTAAAGTCTGTACGACGACCCAACATACCATTGCGACTGGTAGCTCGAGATTGTCCTATATAAAACACTCCTTGGTCTAAAAAGTCAGCAGAGTCTGATGGTGCACCATCTAAAAATAATCCATAGACATAACAACCGGGGTGTGCTTTATCAAATCCCCAAGACTTATCCCATTTCTCGTCAATTTGATGCCATTGAGTAAAGGATGTTAGTGCAGGTCGAGTAAGAGTCTGTGTTTGAGTGGTGAACGCTCCTTTACCGCTGATCTCGGAACACTTGTATAAACTATAGGCTAACTGATCAACATTTGAACAATGTTTAAATACTTCGTAGAGTTGATCTTCAGTCAGCCCGTGATTACCAGATCCGGATCTAATATTTTGTGCTAGTGCTTTGGCTAAGTCGTTCATTTTTTACCAATATACTCGTGGCTGTAGCAAACACGATACGCATCACGAACAGTAGTGGTGCCACCATAGCCTGCCATCTTACGTGCAGTACCATCTTTGTTTAAGTAACTGCCTACTCTAGATTTCTTATTCATTGACGTAGGGCGCCATAACGGTGACTTTTCACGATGTTCACCAAATGATGGGTGTGCTGTTTTACTAAAGTAGCGTAGTCCGCGGCTTACATATATTTCAGCAATAGCATCACTAAATGCTGTGCCTATACCCATACCTTGGAACTCGGGTAGTATTACTGTACGATGGCCACGCCAATAACTATGAATATCTCTATTAGTAGAATGTATGGCGGCATGGAAGCCGATAGGCTTGTCACCTAACAGTAAGACATAGTAGTGAGCACTTTTGCTAATTGCAGTATCTAGATAGTGATACTTACTGAAATATCTCCAATAGTCGACACTTGTGCTTTTGATGGTGAGTGTAAGTTCTGGTCTTGTCCCCAGTCGAAGAAGTGACCTCCGATTTTCTAAGACACAGAGATCCGTGTCATATACGTAGTCTGGATCTAACCATTCTACTATGTCCCTGTGGCAACTTGCAATGTATAGTGGATCTGTTGTGCCACGGCGATCATAAAACTTACGAATACTTAATGCAAGACTTTTAGCAGTATCTCGGTCAACAACCGACGTAAACTCATCTACTGTGGTTAGCCCTTGATCTAAACTAATAGCCATTTCAAAGCGATGGTACTCGCCATTGCTTAATGTATTGGGTGATCGGAACCAAGTAGGAATACTACGAAGTCCGCAAGCAAGCAGCAATTCTTCTCCACGCTCTGCGGTAGTAAAGTTATCAATTGTTATACGAGTATTATCTACAGTTGGTTGACGAAGTTCACCTAGGCTACGCAAGATAGTACTCTTACCACTACCACTGGTACCTACTATAAGCACAATACCATCTGTGGGTAATTCGGGAATGGTAACAGCAGGCTCTTTATAGTCTTTGATATCGTATTTCTTTTTGATTTCTTCTAAGTAGCTCATTTTGTAAATACTCCAGAAAACTGTTCCAGCAACAAGGGCAATATCGCAGGAGCAGTATCATCAGTCAAATTACTCATCACACGATTTAAGATAGCAGGCAACACTTGAAAGTTACTGGGAACATCAGCGCCGCCCTTTGATCTAGGAACAATATGATCTAGTTGTGGTTGATGCCATTCGTCATCTACATGCTCCAGGGGAATACGATTTTCACCCTTGCCCCAATCGTATAATCTATACACACCCTGACCATCAGTCCAACCATCGGGTGCTTTGGCATACATTTCTTCAGCTTCGGCATCAGTCCACCGATACTTGTTTTTATAGTAACCAAAAATAGCCACACGCTTTAGATCGCGAGTCTCGCAAAACTCTCTAAAGATATCCATGGTGTAGTATGTGTTATCTTCAAAGCTAGTGCAAGGCTCACGTTTGGCTATGCTTTCGTTGATAGTTTGGTAGTTCTTCATATTAGACCAAAGGCAATGTGAACTTGTTATTACCACTTGGCCATGCAGGTTCTGCCCATGCAATCTCTGGGGCATACTTCTTACATACTTGCCAAATACCATGAGCAATAATCATTTCCTCTGGAACACGACTGTTGCTGTAGCTAGCTGAAGTTTGATCTTTATACTCATCCTTGATGTTTTTATGCAATTGACCACCTGTGTTGGCTTTAGTCCAACGCTTTTTAAGTGCGTTCATAATAGCAAAGTCCACGGTCATGTCATCTTCTTTGAGATTTTGATATTTGAGGAATTCCATCAATCCCCATGAATTTGCAGTATGGAATTTGCTAGTACCAAACAACTGTGCATTGATTGTGGTAGCACGAGTAAAGTAATCCTGGCCGTAGGTAATACGATACTTGATCATGTTACCAATACTAGTAAGTACTAGCGCACGACTACCATCATCGACTTTTTCGGCTACTGTAATACCTAAATTGCCAAACAATTCGCTGAGTTCATAGCTGATTGCATCTTCTGGCTCACTAGGCATACCAGCATCACGTGCGGCCTGTTCACGTTGTACACGAATGCGGTAACGGTCAAACTCACTGGCTACAAGGCTATGAATGTTCAGAGCCGCATACTGTGACACGTCCCAAAACTCATCGTCACTGGTAATGTAGTTGATAGGTACATCTTCAATGCCTAGAATGATACAGCCCAATGTTCGATGCTGTGCATCATTAACAAACAAGTAACCTTTTGAGTTCATACGACCCACACCAGGCAAGACTAAACCTGGATTAAAGCGGAAGATAATATCTTCAAAAATATGACGCAGGAATACGTCACGTTGTTTTTCGGCATTCTTAACTAACTTGTCTAGTGGTTGCAAGTTATCTGCTGTGTAGTTTAGTGCTTGAGTATTAAGTTTAGTAGCCGCATCGTTAAGGCTATCATACACTGGCAGGTCAATGCCTAGCAGTGGATTGTCTGTGCCCATTAGCACAATTTTATTTAAACAGTAGACAACAATGTCTACCAGTGTGGGCTGTTTGCCTAGTGAACGAGTATTAACATACTCTGGAATACGTTTGAGGCGGCTCTTTTGCTCGGCAAGTGAAAGGGAGTTCCAAGGTACTCGATTGGCCTTTGGGCCCAATACCTTGAATAAGTCAGCACCGAATTGTGCTGTAATTTTTGGATGATATGACATTACATTTCCTTTAAGTGTGTTTTATAACAAAGTAAACGATAACACGTTTACCTAGTTGAATCTACTTGATAACACAAGTATTAAAGTAATTATAGCGTCAAAGGATTATTGTGTCAACCAGGCCCTAAGTTAGTGCCCACTAACCCTACTGCGTTAGTTCTATTGAGTCTAAATAGGCCCGCAAGTTACCCGAATGTAGAGTAAGCATCATGGCTTCTTCCTCCTCAAAGACAATTATCTTTTGCCGTTTGAGTAGATAGTAGGGACCTTTGAGATAGCGTTCAAGTTGTAGTAGGCCATGGTTAGTTAGCTCTTCGGGTAATTGAAATTCATAACTCTGTAGCTTGAGAACGGCCTTGACCATTTGAAGGCCTGCAAGACTTAGTCTTAGACTGGTATCATCTGTAGGATTTTTGAACCAACGTTTTTGCATGTCGGTTGTTTGACCAACAGGAATATCAGCCTGCGTTACAAATATTTTTGTTAGCTGACGTTGGGTGTAACGCTTAGGGGAAGATTTGCTCACCTTGCTTTAACAAGACCACTGAGAACTTGTCTGTCTTGTATAGTGTGTTTAATTTTTTGCAAAGGTTAATTGCATGTCCAGAATTACTAAAACTTATTTTAGAATATTTTGGGCCTGGATAGCTAGTGAGGATATTGAATGACCTCATGTTGATAGGTTGGTTGTCATAAAAGACCGCCCAGATGCCTTCAGCAGCTAGGACCTGCTGACTTTTGTAAGTTGATTTATTAACGTGGTCTAATAAAACCGTTGGCTTTGGTCTTGACATTTCACTAATCCTTGATATACTGTTTATTTATCTCATAATATACGTATATTATTTAAAACTGCCGCCATCCATGTTAATAACAACTACATCGTCTACAGTAGAATTTTTACTTAATTGGCTGATTGTGGCCATCAAATCGTAAATTTCGGCATGCAAACTGCGTGCTTCTTCAGCATTTAAGGTCAATAATTTACCGTTGCTTTGATTCATTGCACGTACCTTACTGTTGAAATTTTTGATCTGTAAGGGCAAATTATTGTCCATTGGCTTCTTTCATAGCTTCTATCATACGTTCTTGACTCTTGAACGGACCTTCATACTCATAACGATTCAGTGTAATAAGTTTTGGGCAATATGCACGAACCCAAGTTGAACTGAATTTGATAATATAGTAGCCAGCACAGAAAAAACTCTTTGACTTAGCACCCTTGGTATAGATTGGCAAGTAGCGTTGAACGTCGAGGATTTCGTTGTGTGGTTGTGCGTTGGTCGGGAATCCATAGACATCATAAACATCTTGTTTGACCCGCTTTGGTCGTTCTGCTTTGACAAACTCAATATTATATTTCTTACTTAATAATTTAATTGATGCAAACTGTTCACGTTGATCATCATGTAAGTAAACTACACCACCTTCGTCGACCATCATGATGTTGCCAACCTTGGTACCTTCGGATTCTACAATCCACATTTTATTTTTTACTACGGGTTTTGCAATTAGTTCGGTCATTGTGACTCCTTCAATTTTTTCCTACACTCTTCTTTCATAGCTGGAGTAAAGTCTGGACTTATCTCGGCTATACGACAATCATATCTTGGTGCCGCCTCTGGTAACATTGAGTTAATTCCATATAACAAAGCAAATAAGGAACCGCCCAGAAAGGCAAGTGCGGGCCACATCAATAGGTGTTCTTTTAATCTAGTAGCCATTTAATTATTTTTATAGAAAATATAATTTAGCCATGCAAGGCCAATGTCCCAGGCCATACCGGACCAGTTACCTCGACTAAAATCATCTAATGCACACATAGCTAACCAGCCAATCACAAACCAAGTGATTTGCGTATAGTTACTGCGATACCATCTAACAATACTATTCATAACTTCTCCTTATTTTGCCGCAGGACGCCGGCGTTCATAGTCGGTGCGTTGTAGTTCTGTCCAGACACGATTCTTACGTTCATGATACAAATCTATAAGACCTGCTATGAACATAGTAATAAAAAATCCAAAAAATAACAACAATGCTAAAGCAAGTCCCGCAACTGGCACCCAAAAAACATCATTTATCATCAGGATAACTAGCTTCTAAAAATCTAACATAACTGTCGGACTGCTCCGACATCTTGATCAAATCGTACTTGCCACAGAACTTTAAGAACTGTGCGCCTACCATTGGGCGATTAAGCGGTACTGCACCCTCGGCAATAGTTTCTGCTATCTTAACTTTAATATCATCTGGTTGTGCAGTTAAATCAACCAGTGTTACGTTGCGATTATAGTCATCTAAAACTCTGTGCTCATCTCCGTTATGATCGGTCCAGCGTTGTAGCATTAGGTTATTCCAAGCAAAGCCTTTCGCTGTTTTGTCGTTAAATGCCTCAAGGAGTCCCACTTTATTTTTACTTCCCACTTTACGCACCCCTGGGAATGCCGAGAAAACGTTATCTGTGGGGTCGCCCCGCATACATTTTTCGAAAAGAATCCACTTAGGATCCGGAATGACTTTTGGTTCCTTAGTCTTTTTATCGATGACTGCTTTACCTTTTTTGTCGAAAATACCTTGTATAGTATGGAGCTCATCTGAAATTCCGTTATATTGATTTACGTTTTCTGCCAGTAGTTGATAAAAGTCTGTATCGCTTGATACAATAGTATGATGATCTTGGGGATGGCTTTGAATCCAACCTGCGATTAGATCATCAGCTTCTAAGTTAGGATGTTGCAATACTGTACAGTTTGTTCGATTAGCAAGAAACTCTTTAAGATTATCAAAGGTTTCCCAAAACAGTCGATCTTCTTCAGCTTCTGCTTCGGTTAGAGCAGCACGGGCAACTGCACGATTCTTTTTATAGGGTTCGTAAAAGTCTTTGCGCCAGCTACGTCCTTCTAAACAGAAAATAACGTGATCAGCTTTTTGATCTCTAAAACTCTTACTAACACTATTTAGTGTCACATGAATAGCAAATCCTAGCTTATCCCAGGTATCTGCCTGACGGTGGGCGGCGTGGCGAGCACGGAAGAATGTATTAGCGGTGTCAACAAGTAGATATCTCATAACATTATAGTAGCATATAATGATTATTGTGTCAAGTTCTTTTGTATAAGAGTTTGATAAAGGAATTCGGCCCAAGCACAATGGGCGTCTGCACCAAAATGATAGCTGTTTGGATTAACTGTTTTGAATCCTTTTGCTAGTAACCATTCATAGTAGGTGCCACTTCGATTGTAAGGATCGATATAACTGCCCTCCCAATCGTACTCTTGTGCTCCTAGATAGCCTAAGTTTTTAATGTGACTAAAGTCGCGGTAGGTATTAAAGAATAGATGTGGTATTTTTCTACTGTTTAAATCTTCGTGTAGTTTCCAAATACGGTCGTGTACTTCAACTATCTTATTGTTTATTACTGAATGGTCACTTTGTTCAATAACCCATTTTTTATAACGTTCTTTGAGTGAATTGGGCACAGTATCAGTTCCACTGGCAGTAACTTGATAGTAAGTACCTTCATAGGACCATTCTTCTCTTTCCCAGGTTGACCAACCAATTACTATATAGTCGGGTCTGTTCACGGGCATATTCTGTACACCCTGCAGATGATTCCATGTGGTCCTAAAAATACGATCGTTACTAGCAGCCGACTCTGCGTCACATTCTAAAATGGCACCCATAAGGTTAGCTAGTTCGCAACCGTAACTAGCACGTAGATTATCGGGGTGTGGTTGTCGTCCTAATGCCCAGTACAAGGGATCATCTTGGGCAAATGCATATTTGTTGACTGCCTCTGCTCCGGCAGAATGGCTATCGCCGTTTACATATAAGATCAAGAAACTTCAGTCTTTCCGTTGCCTAGATCTGTACGGTTGATAACTCTGGGACGTTCATTATAGGGCTGATTAGCTTCCCATTGCTCAAAGTTTTCTTGAGCAATATTTCGACAGATTTCTTGAAACCAACGATCGACAATATCGGAATCTGGTTCGTTGGGTTTGGTCTGATACCCGGCACGTACTAGATTAGCAACAAACTTGTCGTTCCAATCTAATTCAAATGCACCATTGCCGATATTTTCTGGATCCAGTTCCACACTAAGAATAGCCACATAAGGCTCGCCCTTGGCAGTAGCAATGTCCTTAGGACTTTTACTACGAACTTTTAAAGTTTCTTTGGGCTTGGGTGCGGCCACGGTAGGTTTTGCTTTAGTTGACGTAACCTTTTTTGCAGGCGCTTTTTTTGCTGTGGTCGCAGAGCTTGCGGGGTTCTTTTTAGCAACCGTTTTCTTAGGTGTTGGGGTTTTCTTTTTTGTTGCCATACTAATTTCCTTTTAATTTCCATATAATATGTTCTGTAGTTTCGTGATATCTGAACTCAACCACAGGTTCGCCTGGGCCTGTCCACATTGCTGTGCCTTCGTAGACAAACTGTAAAAATAACCAACGACCGGTTAAGGAACTACGTTTTGGTAACCATAAAAACTTTAATCGCCAATGGGCACGATTATAGAAAGCATCGTAAGTTTCATCCATGCCTGTATATAAGCCTTGTGGAAACATTACTTGCCCCAGCCATTGCCCCATAGGTCCACATGCAATCTGGGACTATAATTAAATCCACGTTCGCAACAGATATTGGCAATGTTTAGTTTATTTGATTCGTATGGATCAACAACACCACCCTGCGGCATTAAGTATACGGTACCTTTAAATCCACCTGCACGGAAAGCATCCACAGCACGTGTAGCTTCATTAACATGATCTTCAGTTTCAACAACAAACTTAAGATATACATGTCCATATGTTTGATAGATATTAACAATTAGTGGCTTAATAGCATCATCCCACGATTCGCCTGATGCTGATAGTTTAGCACTGACTGAGAATGTAACTTCACGACCTGAACCAGCATCGGCCCAGTCAATCAAGTAATCGCGGAAGTCTTCATGTAATTCTTGAGTACCATTTGTTTCAAACGTAATGTTCTTTAAGTCTGCCATACGTGGATGACTTAACAAATCAGCATAAGCACGTTGCCAGCCTAAAAGTGGCTCACCGCCAGTAATAACTAAATGTACATCATTGCCATTGTTCTGTACCCAACTACCGTTGGGAGTTAGGGCTAACATCTTGTCTACAAGTTCATCTGTAGTGTATGTTGGAGACAAATGTTTGAACGCAGGATGCCATGACGCATATGAATCACAGCCTGTTTCTACTAAAGGAAGATCTAAAAAATCTTTATACAGTTCTACCTTTTTAGCAACTTCATCTGCACCTGTAGACTTTTCACCAGGCTTACACCCAAACCCTGAACAGGTAAAGTTACATCCATAAGTTCTTAAGAATACACTAGGTACTCCCACAAAGCGACCTTCGCCTTGTAGACTGTAAAATATTTCACTGACTTTAATCTTCATATATTTTTGACCATTCAACTAATTTTTGACTCTTACGCAACTGCGCCGCACGCAATTCTGCATCTGTATATACCTGATGTGCTTTGAGCAATTCTATTAATAGTGTAACATCTCCTAGCTCTTGAGTCAAGTGTTCTCTTTGGGTACCACCGTCTTTGTACCGATTTTCCATACCAAAGCGGCGGCATTTACTAATAGCCTGTATAACCTCAGCACACTCCTCTTGGAGTATGTCTAAGATTTCATTAACCTTCGAAGAGGTCTTCATTCCACTCACGATGTCCTTCACGGAACGCCATATTGCTTTGTGTTTCACGTACTTCTACACGATAACACCAAAGTCGATCAGCTTCTGCTTGACCCCACATGTCGGGAATATAAACTCCGTTTACAAACTTGTATAGTTGATCGGCTAGACCTTCACAACCTAGTTTAGGTAGGACGGTTAGTTTAGCTAGATTCTTTTCTTGCAATAATTTGTATGTTTCAAGCTCAGGATCATCCTCGGCTACTAATAATGTATGATCAAATTGACTTTCAAGAATGCCTTTGAGTTCTTTAAGACCGCCGTAGTCGGCAGCCCAATTACGCACATCTAGGTCATCTGTACCAAAGTAAAATTTCATACTAAACGAATAGCCGTGAATTAAGTTACAGTGACTATCAGCTCGCCATTGGCGATATGCACAGGGAAATGCATCGTGATACTCTTTAGTACTTGTGTACTTGTACTGCCTAGATTGGTTTGCCATTATAAATCTCCTATGTTAATTATAGCATAGGCGGCAGAATTTGTAAAGCGGGATGACGCCGAAAGGCCGCTGATTTTGGGAATATAACTATTTATCTTGCGCAACTGGTGGTGAAACATTTGTGTCCACTTTAGTTGTATCAATTCCCATCTTTTTAGATAAGTATGGATCGATGTAAGGTTTATTAACAGTTTCATCTGCAACATTCCACCCCACGGCACTGACAAATCCTACTAATAACCAAGTTCCAATAAGTTCGAGTATCAATTAACGCCACCACTCTTCCCAGGGGAACACAGCCCACTGTGGTTCTTCATTTTTGTTAATACTTAGACCCATGTAATCCACATCTTTGAATTCACTAGCTTCATTATTGATTAGTACAGCAAAGCGTACATTATTACCAAATACATTTGCCCAACGTGAATTATCTGGCAGACAACTTGATTGCCAATCTTTTCGAATCCAGTTAAGGGTAGCACCCGTGTCGTTGATGTCATCTACTATGAGAATATTTTTAGCATGTAGGCTAAAATCAAACGCACCATCTCCGCCTAAGGCTTTATAACTTCCATCAATCCAGCCAAATGCATCTTCGGCCATCCACAAGTTAGATTCTGGCCCAGCAAGGTCGTCGCGGAAACTTACTTTAAGTGTTTCCATTGGTACATCTAAGTATTGACTCAGCATGTTAGCAGGAACTAGACCGCCACGTGTAAGACCTACAACGTAATCGGGCTTCCAACCATCGGCATTCATTGCACGAATAATTTCGTGTATCCAACCTTTAACAGTTGATTCTTTATAAAATACTTTTCTAGACATATTGTTCTGCTTCTTTTAAATTATGTGATTGTACGTGATCTATAAACTTTAATAAAAACATGCTTGCTGTACTTGCATCGGCACCATCAAAACGGATTAGTGTTAGATTAGTCCCATCTTTAGTTACATAACTAGGCTTTGCTTTACCGTATTGTACTTGTTTTATAGTATGTTCGCGACCTCGC